GATCCGCCACGAAAAACGCGCCTGTCCCAGGTGTTGCCGCCGGCGTTGAAGTCGCCGGGGTGTTTTTGGGCAATGAAGCAGGCTAGGGCTTCGGTGGTGATGGGGTCGATTTCGATGCCTTCAATCAGCGTGTCGCTGTTGGGCTTGCGGTCGGGGTTGCATACGCGGTCGGCTTCGATGAGCTGCAGGGCCAGGCGCTTGCGCCCGTTGCGCTGGATGCGGGGGGTGACGACAAACACGTCGCCGCTCTCAAGCTGGGAGCGGCGCGATAGCTCTTGCAGGCCGTAAAAGTCGAGCCTTCGGGTTACGTCGCAATCCGGGGAGTTGGCCCAGGTGTTGAAGCGGCGCTTGGTGTTGTCGCCCCAGGCTTGGGCGTCTTCTTGCGTGAGCCCAAGGAACTCGGCATCTATGGCGGGGCTGTAGCTCAGGCCTGTGCCTATTTCGTTGCTGACTTTGATGTTGAGCGCGCCAACGGCCACGGGGGCGTTGCGCATTTGGTCGCGGCTGCGTTTGCGCAGCATGGGCAGGTCGGCAATGGTGTCTGCATTGGCGCTGCCGCCCGTGGGCAGATAGCGGGAGAGCTGGGCGCGGTCGATGCGGGCACCGGTGTAGGCACCTGAGAGGGCCATGGTTTGCTGGTGGCGCTGGATATGGCGGTTTTGCTCGGGGCCGTTTTGTGCGCGCCAGGCGTCCAGTATGGTGGCTTTGAGTTTGTCAGCGCCTGCGCCTGCGCTGGGTAGCACGGTGCGCAGGGCCATGGGTTGCAAGGGGGGGGTTGCCATAAGGGGTTTATCCGGCTGCGATGACGGTGCGGGCGCGGCTGCGGCCAGATTGGCGGGCGCTGAGGGTTTTTACTTTGGCGTCCCAGTAGTCGATTTGCTGGCGAATTTCGGCAGCATCGGTGCGGCGCAATTCGCGTTCGCCGATGCGGTAGCTTTGGCCGGTGGCAACGATGGTGTTGGCGCTAAGCCAGGCGTCGAGTGCGGTTTGGGCTTGTAAAAGGGTGATTCCGGCCATGCGGTAGGGCTCCAGGTTGGTTGGAATGTCGCAAAATTTGGTTGTCTCACATAGGGCAGAGTGAGACAAGGCGGCGCGCCGGGCACGCTGCTACCCAAAGCGACCACCGCCTTTTTTCATGATGCGGTAGAGGGTGGCTTTGCTGATTTTGTGTTTTTGCAGCACTTCGGGCGTGGCCATGCCGGTGAGGCCGTCGGCATAGAGGGCCTGGAGCTGGTCGGGCGTCATGCGCCGCCCGCGTGGGTCGCCTTTGGGCACAAAGTAGCGCTGGCCTCCGTATTCCTGCGCGAATTCGGCTTTTTTGGCCAGAATGGCAGCCTCCAGGCCCGGCGCCATGGCGATGATTTGGCGGCTGAATAGCTCCAGAATGTCGGGCTCCAGGCTGGAAAAGTCGAAGTTTTCAGGGGTGGGATGGGTCATGCGGAGGCCCGGCGCAAGCCAGAGAGGGATATTTTTCCGCCGGAGACTTTGGGGGGCGGCGCAGCAGCTGGGGCGGCCTGCACGGTCTGGGTTGGCACAACGGGTGCAGACGTGTGCACACTTTCTGCGGTTGGCTCGCCATCTTGGGCTGGTATGGCTTCATGTGCAGGGACAGGAGCAGCCTCGGGTTGTTGAAACAGGTCCAGGCTTTGGGGTGCCAGGCGGTCGCGCAGCAGTTGCCATCCGTGCTCGGTTTTTTTGTTCAGGCCAAGATGGAATGCTGCTGCCAGGTTGTAGACACTCAGGTCCAGCGGCTCATTGGCCTCGCCTTTTTTCTGCTCCCACCAGCTGACTTTGCGACCGCGCTTGTAGCCGCTGGTGCGGTATTCGGCGGTGAGGCCTTTAAACCATGCCTCCTGCAGGTCTTGTGTGAAGTGCATGGCACCATGCCCATGGGCCTTGGACCAGCGGGCCTGCAGGTAGTCTTTGGCGGTATCGGTGCCAATGATCCACAGCTCCGCACCCTTGCGCTCGGTTTTTCCGCGCCAGTTGACATCCACGTTGGTGGGTTTGTTGCCGATGATGGGGCGGTTCTTTTTATTGGCATCGCCCTTGATGGAGTAGATGTTGCGCCGGCGCTTGTTCTGGGTGAAGTTGTACACATCCTGTGTGTTGGAACCACCAGAGTCAATGAAGGCGGCGCTGATGTTGAGCATGCTGCCACTGGCATGGCGGTACCGGCCCTTGAGCAGTTCATCAGCTTTGGCCCAGGTCTCCAGCTCAGCTGGGCTGCCATGAATGACCTGGTAGTCAACCACCCAGCTTTCCATACCTTCACCCCAGGCCTGCACTTGGAACTCCAGACGGTAGGCCTGGGTGTCGATGGCGGCTGTGAGGATGAGCCCGCCCGCGGGCACTGTGCCCAAGCGGTAAGGTTCGGCACGGGCGAGTAGTCCTTCGTAGCGGGTAGTTTCTTTGCTGCGCGCCCAGCACTTGGCCAGGCGGGTGTTGTAAAACACGATCATGGATTCGTCGCCGCCCTCTTCCAGCTGGGCTTTGGCTTTGTCGTACTGCTTGAGCAGTGCGATCCAGGGCAGCCAGCCATAGGGCAGGAACATGCCGGAGATCTCGAAACTTTCAGTCTCGCCATCGCCAGGGACACCCTCACTCCACAGTCCGCGGGAGAACATGCGGGTTTTGTCACCCTCCCCGTGCAGTCCACCGCAGGAGCGGCAGGGGTAGTAGGCTTGTTTACCGTCATCACTGCGCAGCAGGCGGGGGTTACCGCTGTCGTCAAAAAACTCCAGCGGCTGGGCCTCACCACAATGGATGCACTCTGCCAAAGCGACGCGCTGGGTGCCGCGCTGATACAGGGTTTGGATGGGGCTCTCACCTTCAATGGTGGGTGAGCTGGGGTAATACGTTTTCTTGTCGCGCTGGTGGCTGGTCTGGCGGGTCTCCACCAGCTCGTCTGGCGAGCCCTCCCCGCCTACGTTGTCCTTGCTGCGGTCTACTTCGTCATAAACCACATAGGTGACGGACAACTCAGACAAGTTGGCGGCTGCGCCAGCGGTGGCGATATACAGCGCACCACCAGGGTAGGCCTTGATGTCGTTGTTGTTGGTGGATACGCGCGAGCTGGGGCGGGCAAAGCGCTCACGCAGCGGGGGCACAGCAGCCACCATCTTGTCGATACGGGCTGCCGCACGCTTGTGCAATTTGCCGGTTGGCACCACCCACAAGAAGTTTTTTGGGCGCTGGTGCACCGTCTCACCCAGAAAGTTGAGGGCTACCTGGGTCTTGAGCATCTGCGATGCACCCTTGACCACAATGCGCTTGCAGGGATGGTCTGCGCTCAGTGCCTCCATGACCATGCGGGCATGGGGTGTGCGTGATGTCTTGTACGGCCCAGGCTCCGAGGCTCCTGTTTCTTTGGGGACAATCATGTGACGGTCTGCCCAGACATCCACCGGCAGGTTGGAGTCTGGCTCGATACCGCGCGCGAACGCATCCAGCATCAGGTAGTAACCATCGTGCATGTTGCTCATGCGCCGGCCACAGTCACCAACAATTTGCTGCGCAAGCCAGCAGCCAGCATGTCCTGAATGGTTCGGTTATGCCGGCGCAGGACCAGGGCGCATGCATCTGCGCTGTCCAGCGGTGCAAGTTCGGCAGCCAGAGTGTTGACCGATGAGTCCATGGCATCGCGCAGCTCACGGGCAATGTCAAAGCCACCACGGTTGATATCGGCCACATCGCGCACTTCACCGCGCAGCTTGGCCAACTGCAGCTCTGCAATGCCTGCATTGGCCTGCTCAGTGCGCGCACGGGCAGCGGTGTAGCCGTCGGGTGCTGGAGCCGGTGCTGCCGCTGCGTCTGCAGAGGCTGCGCCGGAAGTACTCAACAAGTCACCACCATCAGACGTGCTACCACCATCACCAGCACTGACCCGAGCGCGGGTGTTGCGGGCCCACTGAATATCCGCCACGTCGGGGTCGATCAACTTGCGACCGTTTTTCCCTACCTGGAACGAAATCCGGTTCTCAGCAATCGCCTTGCGGACCGCCTTTTCATCGCATCCGCGGTGCCGTGCGTATGCGGAAACGTTCAAGAGAGTCACAGCCATCGGACTATGCCCCCGCTTTCGGACTGATTAACGGACTTTTCCCCAGCCCACTTTCTAGCGCTTTTTCGCGCTCGTTTCGCCC